TCGTCGCTGTTTTCCAGCTACTTCAGTGAGTTTTCGGTTGATGATTACCTGGGAAATGATTCCGGCTCGAGCTATCGGAACTCGGTGGCCACCGCCACGCAGCAAACTGAGTCCCTAGTGAGCATCAATACCGTCAGCAATGCAGGCGGTGTCGCTACGGCGGCTGCTTCCCTGGCCACTGCCAACCTGGTGCAGGACGCTTTGCTGGTGCAGATCGCGCTGATCATCAGTGAAATGCCAGTGGCCTCTCAGCCGGTTTCCATGACAACCGTGTCATCAGTCGAGCAGCAAGCCGTGCAGCCCATAGTACGGCCGGAGGTGCCGGTGGCCGACGATGTGATCGAACTGCGTGACAACCTCAATGAGACGATTTTTCAGGCATCGTTGAAAGCTGACTCCGATCATTACGCGGTGCTCAACACGTTGCGACAGACCATCGTAAAACACCTGACCGCCGTTGCAGAGTCTGGCGTGCGCCTGGTGGAGATCACGCCGCCTGAAACATTGTCGGCGCTGGTGCTGGCCTACCGTCGTTTCGGTGATGCCACTCGCGAGTCCGAAGTGGTCCAGCGCAACCGCCTGCTTCATCCCGGATTCGTCCCGGCCCGCCCGATCAAAATCGCCCAGAGGTAACCCATGGAAGACGTAAATGCTGTCAGCCTCACGGTTGACGGTATGGATTATTTCGGCTGGAAATCGGTAGAAATTACCGCAGGGCTTGAGGATCAGGCCCGGTCATTCACTCTCAGCATCACATGGAAGTGGCCAGGTCAGCCCTTGCCACAGCCCATCAAGCAGGGCGCCAAGTGCCATGTAAAGATCGGCGACGACCTGGTTCTGACTGGCTGGGTTTTCGCGACGCCGATCAGCTACGACCATCAGCAAATCACCACCAGTGTCAGCGGTCGATCGCTCACCGCCGACCTGGTGGACTGCGCGGCAATCAATAAGCCGGGGCAGTGGAATAACCAAAGCGTCCTTTCGATAGTCAGGGCGCTGGCGGCGCCCTACGGTGTTCGTGTCCGTAGTGAGATCCCGGAAGGGGCAAAGCTGTCAGACCACACGATTGAGCCCGGCGAAACAGTTTTCGAATCCATCGACCGCCTGCTGACGTTGTTCCGCGTTTTCTCCACCGACGACGCCAAAGGAATTGCCGTACTCGCCAAGCCCGGTAGCGAAGTGCGGGCGTTCGATGCGTTGGAGGTCGGCAATAACATCCTGACCGGTGACGCTGCGCTGGACTTCTCGGCGGTGTTTTCCGAATACCAGGTACTCGGTCAGAAAAGCGGCACAGATGAAGAGTTCGGCGAGCAGGCGGCAGAAGTGTCGGCGGTAGTGTCGGACCCACGCATCGGTCGCAAGCGGATCATGATCATTCAGGAATCCGGCCAGATGACCAACGAGCTGGCGCAGGCTCGGGCGAACTGGGAGCGCGGCACTCGCGTGGGCAAAGCGCTGACCACTATCTACACGGTGCAGGGCTGGCGGCAGTCGAACGGCGCACTTTGGAAACACAACTCATTGGTCCGCGTCATCGATCCAATTGTGGGATTCGATCGAATCATGCTCATCGCGAGAGTGACTTACACGCTGACCGACAGCGGGCAGATCGCCAAGCTGGAGGTCGGCCCATCTGATGGTTTTGAGCCCGAACCGCACGATCCGCACAAAGATCGCAAGCTGAAGAAGGGCGGCAAAGCCGACAACTTCGAATACCTCATCCCCGCAGACTACGAGCCGAAAACATGAGCCTGAAAAGCATGATGGCGCGCGGCACTGTTGTGCTGGCAGCGGCCGGGAAGATGATGCAGTCGCTGCAGGTGAGGCTGACGGCCGGCGAACTGAAGGACAACGTCGAGCACTTCGAGCCTTACGGACTGACCAGCAATCCATTGCCGGGCGCCGAGGTGCTGACGATGTTTCTCGGCGGTGATCGGTCTCACGCAGTCGTTGTGGTCGCCGCCGATCGCCGATACCGCATCAAGGAGTTAGACCCGGGCGAGGTCGCCATCTACACGGACGAAGGCGACAAGATCCACTTCAAGCGTGGCCGGATCATCGATATTGAAACCTCCACGCTGAACATCAAGGCAACGACCGCGGTGAACTTTGACACACCGGTCATCAATCAGACCGGGATGATCGTCTCTAATGGTGACCAAGTGGCCGGAGGCATCAGCCAGATCGAGCACGTCCACACCGACGTCCAAGTCGGCAGCGACAACAGCGGGCCGCCCGCAGCGGGGGCCTGATGATCTTTTCTGATGATCACGAAACAACCCTGACCCGCGCGGTGCTGATCAGTCTTTTTAGTTGGCGCCGAGCGCTGATCGACGACCCTGTGGACGATGAAGAGCTGTTCGGCTGGTGGGGCGACAGTTACCCGGATATAGCCGACGACCGTATTGGCTCGCGCCTGTGGCTACTGCGCCGGGTCAAGCTGACTGACGCCACGCAGCGCGATGCGGAGTTCTACGCGAACGAAGCTCTGCGCTGGCTGCTCGACGACGGACACGCGACCGCAATCGAGATCACCAGTGAGAAGGCCGAAGTCAGTCGCCTGAACCTGACGGTCATTCTCACGGTGCCCGGCGGCAACCGCATCGAAATCAAACCCACATCCTCATGGCAGGTGATCTATGCCGTTTGAAACGCCATCGTTGCCTGTGTTGATTGACCGGACCCAGAGCGACTTAGCCAGCGATGCGCTGCGACGATCTGACTCCCAGGTGCTCGCCAGAACATTGGCAGGTACAGCTTACGGGCTGTACGGATACCTTGATTGGATTGCAGGCCAAATCCTGCCCGATCGGGCAGATGAAGAAACTCTGGAGCGTGTTGCCGCGTTGCGACTTAATCAGCCGCGTAAACCAGCGCAGCCTGCTGAAGGGGTTATCAGCTTCTCCGCTACCGGTGGCGTTTTGCTTGATGCTGATTCAGTGCTGCAGGCCGGCGATGGTCGGACCTATAAAATCACCATCGGCCTCACCACCGAAGCGGGTGTGAATACCACGACTATTTCGGCGGTGGACGCTGGAACATTGGGCAATGCTGACACAGGCCTGACCTTGACGCTGGTCCAACCGGTCGCCGGCATCATCAACGCTTTCACGGTTATGGCACCTGGCCTGAAAGGTGGGATTGAGAAAGAGGGGTTGGAGCTGTTACGCGCCCGTGTTGTCCGCTCCTACAGGATAATTCCCCACGGTGGCTCGGCTGACGATTACGAAACCTGGGCGCTGGAAGTTCCAGGTGTTACCCGCGCCTGGTGCCGAAGTAACTACCTCGGGCCTGGAACGGTAGGGCTGTTTGTCATGCGCGACAACGACTCCGATCCTGTACCCAGCCCTGCCCAGCTGCAGGAGGTGAAGGATCATATCGAGCCACTACGCCCAGTCACTGCCGAGCTGTATGTGTTGGCTCCTACAGAGAAACCAGTGCTTTACAGCATTCATCCTGTGCCGGACTCAACCGTAGTGCGCGCCTCCATCCAGGCGGAGTTGATCGATCTGCATGAGCGCGAAGCCGGCTTGGGTGAAACCCTGTTGATCAGCCACATCCGAGAAGCCATCAGCGGTGCAGCTGGCGAAACCGATCACTCTCTGACTATCCCTTCAGCGAACGTTACAGCCGCGGCCAATGAGCTGCTGACATTCGGGGGTATCACATGGTTGTAGCGCGCACCGCCGAACAGTACCGGCAGCAGCTTCGAGGTTTGCTTCCGTCTGGCCCTGCTTGGGATCCCGAGCTGGTGCCCGAAATCGATTTGGTGCTTTCAGGTGTCGCCATAGAGTTTTCGCGGCTTGATGCCCGGGCGGTCGACCTGCTCAACGAAATGGATCCTGCAGGTGTCAGTGAGCTGGTTCCCGATTGGGAGTCGGTAATGAATTTGCCTGATCCATGCCTTGGTCCCAATCCAGCGTTCGAAGATCGCCGTTTGGCGGTGCGCCGTCGACTGTTAGAAGTAGGAGGGCAGAGCCGGGCGTACTTCATCGAGGTTGCTGTGGGCCAGGGTTATCCGAATGCCACCATTACTGAGCACAGGGCACCAAGAATGGGCAGGTCTCGTTTTGGTTCCGCTCACTTCGGCACCTGGTTGGCGCAGTTCATGTGGACGCTGAACACGGGCGGACGGCAACGTCAGGGGCGCCGATTCGGTGTCAGTTATTGGGGGGAGCGGTTCGGGGCAAACCCTGGCGATCCGCTGGAATGTTCAATCCGTCGACCAGCACCGGCGCATACCGTCGTGCACATCAATTACGACTAAGGGGTAAAAACGTGGATTTTCCTATAAGTGTTCCCAGCATTGGGCTGGTTGGCGGCAAGTTCGTTGATGAAAATCCGCTGACTGGTACACCCGGTTCGCTGATTCCTTCGGCGTGGGGTAACGCCATCACTGACGAAGTACTGAATGTCATCACCGCAGCGGGATTGGAACCGAGTGAAGAAGACCTCACGCAACTACTGAAGGCCATTCGCCTAATCAATCAGAAAGGTCAGGAGTCTTACGCCGTGGATACCGGCGTCGCCAACGCCTATGTCTGCGCTTTCACTCCCGCCATCACGGCCAGGAGCGAAAGCCGGCCACTGTTGTTTAAGGTTAAGACCACGAACACTGGGGCGTCGACGCTGAATGATGGGGTGGGCGTAGCTCCGCTGGTAGGCCGGGCCCATGCGGCCTTGCAAGGTGGCGAACTGATTGCTGATGGTGACGCCTGGGTGCAATGGAATAGCTCTGTTGGCGCTGGGTCTTACGTCCTGCTGTTCTGCACCGCCGGTGCACTGCAGGTGGCCCCGGCTACCAAAAGCCAGCACGCCCTTCAGCTTGGACAGAAAGGGGTTTCTCGTTTCACTACTAGTGGCTCTTTCACTGTTCCTGCTGGAGTAACGACGCTTTACGCATCTGGTTGTGCAGCTGGCGGCGGTGGTGCAGGCACAGGCCCAACCACAGGTTCAAACATTGGCGGTGGCGGCGGTGGCGGGGCGGGGCAGTCGATAATTCGACAAGCCTTTACTGTAACTCCCGGGCAAATAATTACCATCACTATAGGCGCCGCTGGCGCCGCTGGACTGATTAACAATGCCGGCGGGACTGGCGGTAACACTGTTATTGGTTCGCTCATTACTCTCACAGGTGGTAATGGAGGCTTAGCAAACTCTGGCCCTTCTACCAGCTCGTCTGCGGGCGGTTCTGGCGGCGCCGGCTTCCCTCAAGGATCCAGCGGTACGGACTCGCAGAACTCTCAGGGCGGCGGAGCTATGGGGGGCGCAGGGGCTTCTTGCCCGTTTGGTGGGGGTGGCGGCAGTGTTA